ACTTTTAAGATTTTGTATAACATATGGTTTAATAATACTATTCTCTGAGTCAGGAGCTATAACATCTATACCAAATTTAAAACTCTTTAGACACATAGCATCTTTTAATGATGCACATATAGCCAAATATTTATTTTTATATTTCAATTGGTCTAGACCCTGTAGATGAGAAGTAACTTTAATAAACTTATGTTTCTTTTGTTTAGGCTGATATATCTTATATATATTTCCTCTCTTATCAAAGTATCCATACATCATTGGATTTTGGATGGTAAGTTTACTTATATCTTTTTCTTCTTCTTTAACCATGGTATAGTATTCAATTGGATATACATTATATTCTTTCAATAATGTTTTTCCTATATTAAATTGTAACCAATAGTCTGCATCATAGGTATTCCAATCTCTATTCTTTACATAGTCAACCTTATATTTTGCTACAGGGATATATTCAATGTCTTGTATAGATCCATTTTCTCTAACAAAAGTGTTGTGATCTTCTATTATTCTAAATAGTGCTTGTGAATAGCTTAAAGTAAATAGTTCTTGAATTATATCAATCTTACTACCTTGTCTTCCTGTTGAAAAATCTTTATATTTGTATTCATTACAAGATGGATCAAGATATATAAACATACTTGGAGTCTTTTCAGTTGGATTAAATATGGATTTAATTTTAACATCTTGTCCTATTAATCTTTCTGGTAAGTCTAGGTAGTATTCAAATACCCAGCTACTTTTTATCTCATCTTGATTGCTTACGAAATTTTTTGTAGTGATCATCATAATTAAAAATAGTTATAGTGAGGCTTAATCCTTGTGCCTACGCAAGTGCATTAGGAAAATTTAATGTAGTTATTACCACGTCTGGATTTACGGCTCTTAGTCTACAACCTTTATAACTCATTTTAAATATTACAACTCAAAGTCAGATTTACCTGTAGTTGCTGGTTCAAAGTTCTTTGCTTGTTCAGGTTCTTTTCTAATTACTGGCTTAATATGAATAGCTGGGTCAAATTGGATTAGTCTAGAGTTATCTCCTTCCGGATGCAATTCTTCAGCTGGTACACCATCTCTAGATAGTTTAGGAAGATATAAATCATTGTTTATATATCCTTCTTTATTTTCCCATTCACGGCTTGCTAAACAAACATTAAACCAGGTATCAGAAACAAGTACATTATTAACAGATTTCATAAAATCTTCAATTGTTTCTGCCTCAATTGAATCAAGTTCATCTCTCTTATCTAATACTTCTCCTAGGAATATCATAGACTTTAATACTTCTTGATCTCTACTAATTTCTCTACCGCTAGGTAATGTGGTATCTTTATATGGGTATGGAGAAATTCTAACTCTTCCTATTTGTCCTTCATATCTACCTTCAGATTCATTATCTTTATTTCTAAAGAATCCTTCAAAGTCTCCACCAATTGGCTTGGTTTCCATATGTAAATTTACATTGTATGCATCAGAATCATATGGTGTTTTATCAAATGATATTTGATTGATTCTAACTTGCCTGTTTCCAGGTCCCATTAAAGGTCTTACTTTACCGCTTCCCACGGTCATGTTTTTAGTGTTTAACATTTTTTCTTTTTTTTAATTAATTATTAGGTTTATTTTTCATACTGAATAATACAATCTTTAACAAATTGTAGATCATTATCTATAAAGAATTCTTCAAACATTTCCATTGGAGACTTACAAGTATTTTCTCCATTGTTCTGAGTATCAAATCCATATACTAATTTATCTTCTTCTCTTATCACTCTTCCAAATAATACAATTGAGAATAGTCCTTCTAATGTTAGAGTATTGTCTATCATTTTTCCAATAGTTTTAGCTTTAACTTTTCTATGCCCATTAATATCTGTTGCTTCTTCTGAATGTGTCATGAAGAATATATACAGGTCATCTCTTAAATCTTTAGGCATCTTGGCTACCTGTGCTAGGTTAGCAGCAATCTGTGTAAACTTATCATATCCTTTTTCATTTGCTCTATCAAAGTATTCAAATGAACTCATATATTGCCAATCATCTATAACTAAATTAGTTATATGTGGCATTTTATCATTCACATGTTGTATTGCTTTAATAATTCCTGCAGTAGTTGATGTTGCAGTCATGTTACCTTTAGGATTGTCTTTAGAGATCATTGTATAATCTTTTTTCCAACCTTTAAATGGTAATGGTTTGTTGGCAATGTTAATTATAAATGTTTCTTTAGGATTCAGGTTTCTTACTGATGTTGATTTACCCGTTCCTGATTCTGCAATGATTAGAACTGAATGTGCCATATTTATTTTATTTTTTTGTTAATACTTAATAATGCTTTTTCTATTCCTCTTAATACATCTACTATACTTCTTTCTGTTTCAGGATTAGGAATTTTATAGAATTCTTTTTCTTCTTGTGAGAATTCTGGTAAAGGATTTCTATCTGTAACATCACTAATTACTTTTAAACTACTCACTGGAACCATATGTCTTTTAAATCCTGAGTTACTTGTAATTAATTCATAATCTTTTTTCCATTTTGGATTATGTGACATTAAATATAGAGTTCTTTTTGGATCTTCTGATTCATATTCAATGCTTACAAATTCTGTATATATATCTTTTTCCTTTTCTAATTCACTGGGAAAGAATGTGATATGTAATTCATCTTTACCAGGTGGTCTGTATGCCATTTTTGGTATATAAAGAGCATCCATTTGTCTAATTACAGCAAAATATGGATCATGTTCTTCTCTAAGTTTTAAAGTTATTGCTTTACGTTCTTCTGGTGTCATAATTTAATGTCTTCTTTGTTGTTGAGGTGGTGTATCCATCTCTAAAATTTCCATTCTTTCAAATGCTGCTTTAAAGAATGACATGCGTGCATCACCATTTCTTGCTTTAAGAAAGTGTAACACTAGTGTCTTGTCATCCTCTATAATATATCTATCAGGACCATATAATCTAATCTTTTGTTTAGCCGGCCTATTGATACCTATCAGAGTATCAGCATGTTGTAACATTGCATCTGAACCAAATATGTCTGATTCTAATACATAGTTTCCATATTTTCCATCAGTTGCTCTATCAGGATTATCTATGTTTCTATTAAGTTGAGATAATACAAGAAATAAACATGGATAATCTCTTTTAGTTTGTGTAAAGAATTCACCTAACTCAAACAATACATCTAACCTACTATTCTGATATGGTGCTTTTTTAACTAATAGAGTGTGATCTAATGTTATGAATGTTTTTTTCTTATGTTTATTAAAGTATGCATCAACCTGGTCTCTCATTTGGTTAACAGTCATAGGAGTTCCTATAATATCTATAGGATACTTTACTCTAGTTTGTGCATGTAAGTGACATTTATTAAATACATCACTTGGAAGTACACTTCCTGCGCTACATAATTGTTTGTATGTTTTACCTGTGATGGATGAGAATTCTCTTATTGCTGAGGTTCTTCCAACCATCTCAAATTGAAATTCTAAAACTCTATAGTCATCTTCCGGATTCAATTCAAATGATTCTCTTACAATTTGGTCTTTAATTAGAGTTTTACCTGTACCAGGCCTTCCTCCTATTACTGTAAGAGTATTCCATTCTAATCCATCTGTCATAGCATCATTAAACTTAGGCCATGGAGTATATATTGATTTTTCTTTGCCTGATTGTCTATCAAGCATATATTTTAAAGCTTCATTGAAAGATTTATATTGTCCTTCCCATACTGGTTTTATATTACTCATGTTTAAATTCTTGATTTAAATATGTTCCATCTTCTTCACATTCTTCTCCATCTTCATCTTCAAATCCAATTAGATGAAATTCTACATCTTCAGGTTGAAAATCATTTTCCCATTGTTCTTTAGTTATAATGCAATCAGATGCACCAAGTCTTACAAAGATTGTAGTTGCTTTTTTTAAATTATTTTTACTCATACTACTCTTTCTTTAAATGGACTGTTATCATCTTCCTCTACTCCTTCTCTAATCATATCACAATAATCAGCAAGATCAGATACTTTTTCTTTAGTTGGTAAAGTTTTAACTATAAAATAC